CGGGGCGACGCAGAGGACAAGGACGAGGACCTGTGTATCAAGGGCACTAACACCATGGAACTCCTCCACTACCAGAAACTCATTCGCGATTACATGCTGATTGAGACACCCTACCGTGGCATCCTGCTCTACCACGGTCTCGGCTCAGGTAAGACATGTTCCTCCATTGCGGTTGCGGTGTCCTTCATTGAGACCCAGCGGAAGTTCATTGTCATGACCCCCGCGTCTCTCAAGGCCAACTATGTGAGTGAGCTACGTGTGTGCGGTTCCCCTATTTATGCGTTTGAGAACCACTGGCGTCTGCGCCAGTTGTCTGATGAGTCCAGGGCTGAAGCAAAGGCCCTCGGAATCTCAGATGGGTTCCTTGACCGTAACGGACGCTTCTTCACGACTGTTCACGGTGAGACGCCGAACTTTGAGAACCTGCCCAAGACAGAGCAGGATATCGTGAATGCCCAAATTGACGATGTCCTCAACCAGAAGTTCAGTTTCATCAACTACAACGGCCTGACACGCGCATCAGTGAAGGAGCTGGTGCCTGAAGATGGACCGAACCCGTTTGAGGACACAGTCGTAATCGTAGATGAGGTCCACAACTTCATCTCACGTATTGCCGACAAGGACGGCGTTGTCTCACCCATCTACCAAGCATTGTATCGCGCCAAGAAGTGCAAGATTGTAGCGTTGTCGGGAACGCCCGTCATCAATCGCCCGAACGAGATTGCGTACTTGATGAACATGTTGCGAGGACCGATTGAGCAGATTACGATTCCTATGAAGCGCATTGAAGCGTGGGACGAGGACCGCATGACGGCTGCTCTCCGTCAGCAGCCCGAGGTGGATACGATTGAGTACAGCGCCGTGAAGAAGACCATTATGATTACCCGCAACCCACCCAACTTCCGCTCCATCTACAACGAGAAGGGCGACCGCATTGCCGTGCAATACAAGGCTGATATGAAGTGGGTACCGATTGCGACCGACTGGATTGAGGGGTGGAGGACCAAGTTTGAGGCCGAGTTGGGCGGAGCGGAGATTTCGATGGAGGGTGTGAAGGTGGATGAGTTTGAGTGCCTGCCCAGCAAGTATACGGAGTTTGCCACTATGTTCCTGGATGGCCTGAACATCAAGAATCCCCTGATGTTCCAACGCCGTATCCAAGGGTTGGTGTCCTACTTCAAGGGCGCAGACGAGCGCATGTTGCCTAGGCGTGTAGAGGATGACAAGATGCTGGAGAAGATCCCCATGTCCAGTGAGCAGTTCTCACAGTACCTAGAGTCACGTTGGGAGGAGCTGAAGATGAGCAAGCAGGCGTCGAAGTCCATGGACGAGAACCTGGGTGCCTACCGTGTGCTGTCCCGGTTGGCCTGTAACTATGCAGTGCCTTCTGACCTGCGGAAGGAGGTGGTCATTACAGGAGATGAGACAGAGGACAAGCCCGTGGACAAGTCAGACATTCTTGCCAAGTTGGCGGGCAACCCGAACAAGTACCTCTCTGAGAAGGCACTGGAGACACTGAGTCCCAAGTTCCTCAAGGTCCTGCGCAACATCAAGGCCGACTTGGACGGCGACAAGCGACCCAATCAGTTCGTCTACTCCCAGTATCGCGAACTGGAAGGTCTCGGTGTCTTCTCTGCCATCCTGGATGCCCACGGGTGGCAGCCGTACAAGATCGTGAAGCGCAACGGTCAGTGGGTGGAGGATGAGATGGACCCGGATAAGCCTGCCTACACCTTCTTCACTGGCGTGGAGTCAGTGGAGTTCCGCGACTTTACCCGTCAGGTCTTCAACGACAAGTTTGAGGCCAACTTCCCTCCGTCCCTCAAGGCGAGTGTGGAGGCCCGTGGCAAGAAGATGCTGTGTCTCCTGATGGCCTCGTCCAGTGGCGCAGAGGGTATCACTCTCCGCAACGTTCGTCACGTCCATATTTTGGAGCCGCACTGGACCCCTGCGCGCCACGACCAAGTCATCGGTCGCGCTATTCGTATTTGCTCTCACGCAACGCTCCCCATGGAGGAGAGGACGGTGCGTATTAGCTTTTACTTGAGTGTGTTTACGAAGGAGCAGATCAAGAGCAATGACTTCCCGAACATCACGCCGATTCGCCGTTCAGATACAGCCTTGAAGCGGTACGAGGGTGATGCGCCTGTGGAGACGTTCATGTCGTCCGATGAATACCTGTATGAGATTTCGTATGAGAAGGACCAGGTCAGTCAGAAGATTGGTCGTCTTCTCAAGCAGGCTGCCGTGGACTGCGAAATTCACCGCAAGCTTCACAGTCGTGAGAAGCCCGCGCTCGTGTGCATGCGCTTTGACAGCAAGATTCAGGGTGAGGATCTTGCCTTCAAGACATCCATTAAGTCGGAGGAGACAGATGAGACCTACCTTCGTAACATGGAGCGCAAAGAGCGTCGTATCCAACGCGTGCTCATCAAGGGCATTCTGTTCATCATTGACCCCAAGACCAAGGAGGTATTTGATGGGATTGCTTATGAGGATTCCCACCGTTTGATTCGGGTGGGTCTCAAGACATCAGAGACCCAGATTCGCTGGACTTTGCCAGGTATCCCGACTTACGCGTGAAGATCCTCGAGCCATCCATCACATACAGCCGACCAGCTCTTGAACCCATAGTTCTTAATCGCGGCACGGCGCATCGGGAGCGTCTTGACTGTATCGAGCATCGCATCGGCGACATCCTTGACTCGGAAGGTCGGTGCCGAATGGCCCAGAGGCATAGCCGCCGGAAAATACATCCTTTCACTGGTCGGGATGAAGGTTGCTACATCCTCTGTCAGAAAGGAGCGGTAGCTGCCCACATCCGTCACAATCTGGGGTGCGCCCGTATACAGGTGCTCAAGCTGGCACAGGCCGTATCCCTCACCATCGCTCGTGTTGATACCAATGTCTGACATATTGTAGATCTCGTTGACCTGCTCATCCGTCAACGAGTTCGGAGGTGTCGTGTCAATCAGAAGCATGCGCTTCGAGAAGACATCGTGAGGCATGCCCCTCTTCTCGAGCTCGGACATGAAGATGCGCTGCACGTCGTAGAACGCTCCATTCTGAGGGTTTAGTGAAGTCAGGAACATCAGGAAATATGGCGTAACCTGATCCCTCGAGAGGACATCGACAAACGCCATCACGGTTAGATCAAGGCGCTTGCGGGAGCTGTTGCGATTGGCGTTCAGGAACACGATTGCGTCCTCGGGAACCTTGACACTCTTGCGAAGAGCAATGCGTGAAGCCCCACCCATGCATGTGAAGATGTTAGGATCCACCGCGTGCTCCATGATCTGAGGTTTCAGTGCGCCAGGATATTTGGAATACTGCTCCGCCCACATCGACGTGAAGCAATAGACACGGCTGGCCGCCTTGTTCACAGCCTCCATGAGAGGAGGGGCAATATCCGTATAGACCTGATCAATGTAGAACCAAAGCTTGAATGATGCCTTCTCCTTATCATACTTCAGTGCATCAATGAATCGGTGAATAATCATCGGGTCATTGTAGATCATCACGACATCGGGCTGGACCATATCCACATACTCTGCGATCTTGTTGAATCCGAACCCCTCCTGCTTAGGATCCTCGTTTGCGGCCGCGTCGTAAACGACCACCCCATCTGGTGCCTTGCGCCCAGGTCGAGACTCTGCTGTGGTAGGCTGGCGCTGAAACCCAAAGTGGAAGGTCTTGACTCGTGGAGCAAGAGACGCCGCCTGCTTCAGAAGATTGTAAGAGACCTTGGAATACCCCGTCATTTGGTCAACGTGCGTGGAAACGAGAACGAATCGCATTGTGTAGATTCTCTCGGGTGTCTATAAATAGGATGCAGGTGAACAATGCTCAAGATTATACACGTCAACTGAAGAACCGCGTGATCGCAAAGCAGTATCTTCAGTCTCCTGCTCCCGCGACCCGCGAATACAACTTTACCTATCTCGCAGTGAAGTCCAACGTTGCGAATCAGGTGGTCCGCCAGATCTCGGCGCCCAATCGCATTGTCGATAATCTTACGTCATTCCGTCCCGATGCGACTGGACAAAAGACATCGGACTGTTGTATTACGACAACGGCGGTCTAAACAATCCTAGGTTGTAGATACAAATGCCAGGCGCATTAATGCAGTTGGTGGCCGTTGGGGCTCAAAACGAGCTCGTGAACGGGAGCCCATCCATGACCCACTTTCGCTCTGTCTTCAGGCGCCATACGAACTTTGCCATGGAGCATATCCGTATGACGTTTTCATCCTCCAACTTGCAGTTTGATTCCTTTGGAACACGCACCCTCTCGTGCCGCATTGACCGTTACGCGAACGTCCTTCACGATTGCTACCTTTCGATCATGTTACCCGACATCTGGTCGCCTATGGTCGCAATTCCATCAGGCTCGACACCTCCGACTGGATACGCAACTCCATGCACTGCTCTTGGGTACGAGTTCCAGTGGATCCCAAACATTGGTTACAATATGATTGACCACATTGAGCTCGTGATGAACGGCACAGTCATTCAGCGCCTCAACGGCGAGTGGCTCAAGATGTATTCTTACTTCACGCATGACCAGAACAAGCGCAAGATTGTGAGCCAAATGGTAGGCAATGTTCCCGAACTGTATGATCCGGCTAATGCATATGACCGCAACGGTCAGTATCCCCACGCGATTACTTATAAAAGCCCAGTCTACGATGCCAAAGGAAACATCATCTTGCCCGGTTCGACAGTCCCCGAGCCCTCGATTCGCGGCCGACACTTGGTGGTGCCACTCCACTTTTGGTTCTGCGAGAATGTGGGGTCAGCGCTGCCTCTCATTTCACTCCAGAATTCTGAGGTCTACATCAATGTAGTTCTACAACCCTCTTCCTATCTCTACACGATTGTCGACATTGCACCATCAAGCCCAACCTACGGGCAGCGCATTCGTCCCACAGGAGCCTATCCACTCAGCACCTTCCTGAGTCCTCCTACCGTTACGGGTGCTCCGTCCAATCCTGCGGTCGTAAACTTCTTCCCCGACCCTTACATCGAGGCCAACTTCATCTACCTTGAGGAGCTGGAGAAGAACCAGCTTGCGGCTGCCGATCAGACATTCATGTTCAAGGAGGTCCGCTTTGTGGGTAAGGAGGGGCAGTATGGACCCAATACCGACATTGAGATTCCGCTGTTCAACCTCGTGACTCGTATTGCCTTTTCCGCAGTGCGCTCGGACAACGTGGCAACGAACCAGTGGGATAACTACACAAATTGGCAAAACCCCAAGAGGGCCCCGTGGTCTGTCAATACCGCTGTTGTGCCCACCTCACTCTACACAACAGGACAGCTTCAGGTCACCTCGGTTTACCCCAAGGAAACAATGACAAATGCCCTATTGTTGTTTGACGGTAATGAGCGATTCGCAACCAAGCCAGTTGAGTTCTTCTCGATGCTCCAGACCTATAAGCACAGCACGGGTTCAAGTCCAGAGCAGATGCAGGGCACGTTCATGTATTCGTTCGCGCTGAACAATGATGAATACCAGCCCAGTGGCGCTGCAAATGGAAGCAAAATTAACAAGGCAATCCTGCGACTGGCTCTTCAACAGCCGCTTCCTGCGCCTTCTCAGAATGGCGCAGGCACCACCACGGTTGTAACTGTCTTGAAATCAACGGTATTCAATCAGACGCCTACCGTCATCCCCCCTGCACTGTGTCCATTGTATAGCGCTGACCAGCTTGTCACAGTTGTCCAAAATGCGCAGGGCAACATTGTATTTGCTTACACCTATAGCGTCAGGGTCTATGTGGAGTCATACAACTTCCTGCGTATCGTGAGCGGATTGGCAAATCTCGTGTTTGCTTCTTAACAATGGCAACGCCCGAGACGGCAACTGAGCCTCGCGTATTACAACCGACGTCAACTGGGCCGCTTCCAACGGCTTCACAAACAGCCGCTAAGAATGCACCTGTTGCCGCTAAGAATGCGAGCATTCTTCCAACAGTATCACTACCGGACTACTCCTTCCCAACGGTCACTCTTCCTGCCGAGGAAATCAAAGAGTTCCGTATCACCTCCGCAGAGTTCTCGATCGGTAAGCAGAAGATCAACGTGCTGAAGAAGTTGAAGGACCAGATAAAGTATGGATATCTGGAGATGCCCGTTACGACCATCTATACAGAATTGAAGGAGAAGGGCCAGATCTTGGATGTCGATGAGGCAGCAGACGCGTTACATCCGCCCGTCCTCAATCTGGTCTACATTGATGAGGATGGCTTCCACAAGAAAAGCTACAAACTCAATGATACCATCGTATTAGGAAAGCTGAGTCTGTGGGGACAGATTAGTCGGAAGCCTGGAGACATTGGATGGCAGGCTGCGATTGTGGCAGGCAAGATCCAAGTGGTCATCGCTCTGATTCTGGCGTGGATTCTGATGGTCATGTGGTCCTACAAGATGTGGCTTCACTTCAACACATCGGGTCTCACGTATTCCTATGCGACCAAGGCCAAGTTTGGTGACCTAGGCGTCGCCTTTGCCATTGTGGCCGCTGTCTTGGCACCGTTTCCGCCTACACGGTTTCTCATGGCATTCTTGGCAGCCCTGGCCCCAGTGTGGTCTTTCTTCATGCAGGGATTCTTCTGGTGGTTCGTCGATAGCCAAATCACAACCAACTTCCCTGGCGCGCCGCCAGATGGAGAGGTGCAGTCAATGCCCGACATTGGTAACTCGGTGCTTTCTTTCGCAGAGAAGTTTAAGAGATGATTGACCTGAAGTGGTTAACCGTTGGGATCATCTCCGGTCTCTTGATTGCCTCTGTGTTGAAACCCCCGAAGCGCATGGTGCCGTCTGTCCCTGACCCGAAGGACAGCTCCAAAGTCTACCACACATCCACAGGGTGTGTCCGAGTCTCAGCCACAGAGGTTCCATGCACTGCCGAGCCAGAATCGTTCAACCTACTTGCTTCTCTCCGTAAGTAATAATGGACATCGTCAAGGCCATCCATCGTGGGGCACCCTTCTTCTCCTTCTTGATTGGCATTGGCATCGCGGCCCTGCTCTTTCACCGCGAGTTTGCCGTGCTCAACACACTCGCGATTCCGTTAGCAGAGATTGAAGGAAAGATTGTGCGGTCGGACGGAAAGTGCTACCGTCACCGCGTGGAAGATGCGACATGTGAAAACGTGTCTTCAGTATAAACAATATGGATAGCGACGCAACTTCTCTCGACGCTCTCCTCCCTTCGCCGCAGGGCCCTCAGTCACAGCCTCCGATGATGCCGCTGCCGTCCACACCTGGACCCGTGAACACGGCAATGGCTCCGTCGTTCAAGCCGTCACTCCCTGCCATGGGATTTATGCTCCGTAACCTGAAGCTCTACATCTGCTTCTTCTTGGCTGCGGCGATCATCTCGTTCTCTACACCGCGCAACATGCTTCTCCAGTATATCCCGAACGCCTACACCGCGGGTGGCGTCGTGTCGTGGCAGGGTGCCGCGGTTCTGGGCGCGGCGGCTGTGGTGATCTCGCATTTTCTTAGCGTATTTATTTCAAGCTTTCTTGGATAGAGAGGAGTAGTGTAATGGACAGGGTTGCGTGGGTATATCCCAACATCTGCCTGGGCGCGGGATACATGTTAACCCCGCGCTTCGTAAACATGGTTGGTATCACACACGTCATCAACTGCGGATTTCCCGAACATTCACCTGAATGGTTCCGTAGGAGGTTTTCAAATCGTTATGTTGGTATTAATGCCATTGATTCGCCAACTGTCAAGATTCTTGATTGGTATCCGATGTTTGAGGAAGCCATGCGGCAGTTCTTGCGTGTACCTGGAAGTATCGTCTTCGTTCACTGCCAGGCAGGAATCAACCGCTCTGCGTATCTCCTCCTCTACTTTATGGTCAAAAACTTTGGATGTAACTTCAAGACGTTGTTGGCAGGTGTTCGTCATCAGCGACCCCAAGTCTGCCAAAACAAGGCATTTATGGAAGAAATTGAACAAGCCATCTTCACAAGCGATGATGAGAACAACAATGGATGTGTTCAAGGTGAGGAAGATTCGTGAGACAGGGTCCACGTCAATCGGGACTCTGGATTCAGTCCACCAAGATATCGTCCAGACTCTCCGTGAGTCCAAGCTCAAGAAGGACGAGCTTGAGGAGGAGATACAAACATTGAAACCTCGGGTGGACGCACTCAAGGGTTCCAATGAGATTGCGGATGTGTTGCAGTGCTCGAAGTGGGAGGCGCGCATCCATGAGGTAGAGTCCGAGCTGTCCCGCCTCAACCCTGTTCAGGACTACTACATGAAGAACATGGACATCCTGATGGAGTATTACAACCGTGGTGATGGGGCAGCCACTGTTCCTGCGGCGACCCCCAAGGATGCCAACACCTTCCTCAAGTTCTTTGCAGGTGCTGCTCCAGAGGGAAGTTCACGCAAGCAGATGTTTGACGAGTATGTGGCCCGGATGAAGCTGACCAACAACCCTGAGGTCCTCCAGCAGCAGACAGAGCACTGTATGGGATGTAACGTTGCGCGCGAGGAGATCAGCTCGGAAGGCATCCTTGTCTGTCCCAAGTGTGGGTCCGAGGAGTATGCATTAGTGGTGTCCGACTTCCAGTCGTTCCGTGACCCGCCCAAGGAGCGGAACAACTACGCGTACAAGAAGATCAATCACCTCAATGAGATTCTCAACCAGTTTCAGGCCAAGGAGAGTACCATCATCCCCGATGAGGTGATGAACGAGGTTGTACTCGAGATCCGTAAGCGTCGCATCAGCAATATTGCTGACCTGACGGAAAAGGAGATTCGTGAGATTTTGAAGAAGCTTGGTCGGTCTAAGTATTACGAACATGCAGCTCACATTCTGTCGCGGTTGAATGGCAATCCGCCCCCAACCATCACGCCGGAGATTGAGGAAAAGATACGCGCCATGTTCCAGGAGATTCAAGCACCGTTCTTGCTGTATTGCCCGAACGACCGCACGAACTTCTTGAGCTACAGCTACATCCTCTACAAGTTCTTTGAACTACTGGATTTGGATGAGTACAAGGTTTACTTCCCGTTGTTGAAGTCGCGCGATCGCCTGATTGCCCATGACCAAATCTGGGCGAAGATCTGCGACTACTTGAAGTGGGAATTTATTAGGAGCGTTTAGTAATGGGCGACATATACGTCATTCTGCTGAAAAATGACGTGCTCGATGGGAAGATCTATCACTTATTTGATGACGCGAAACAGGCACTGATAGAGACGGCTATGGCGAAGAAGTGGAGGCTTGAAAACAACCGCAGCGAGGCTCCGATAGCTGGGTTCGAAAACAAGTTTGGTTTCAACGACGGCGACAAGCCAGATATAGTTGACTTTCCGAAAGAAACATGCGATCTTACGGAATTGCATGGGACTGGAGAGGGTATAGATAAACAGGAACCCATAAATATACGTAAGCTGACGTTGAATGCTGGTGGTCGGCGGAAGACCGCCAAGACCATCCGCATGAAAAATGGTGAGTATTTGCGGGAACATCATCATCTGTTCAAGGTGCTGCGGAATCCTACTCGACGTGCACTGAACGCCGAGCTTCGGAGGCAGCAGAAGGAACTGAAGGAGCGTGGACTCAAGGGCGGTAAAACTCGTCGCCGCAATAAGTAAATGTCCCTCCGCGCTCAAGTAGATGAGTTCTGTAAGAATGCAACTGGTCTTGGAAAGAAGATTGAGAAGCTTGAGGCAGAAGTCAAAACTCTTAAGGAGAAGCTGAAGGCTCCTGCGAAGACACGCAAAGCCAAGGTTGTAGCCGAACCCGCAAAGGCGGAACCCAAGAAGACTCGCAAGGTCAAGGTTGTAGTGGCAGAGCCCGTGAATGCGGAACCCAAGAAGACTCGCAAGGTCACCACCGTTGTAGCCGAACCTGTGAAGGCGCCCGTACGCAAACTGACAGAGGAGGAGAAGGGACAGAGGAGGCGCGAGAGAGCAGTTACCAAGGAGCTTGAAAAGAGACAAGCACTTGGGTTGCCACCGATCTAAACTTGTCGTCCTCACAAGTAATGTATACCAAGACAATCATACAATACTCTCATTCGACACATGCCCTGATGTTTGGGGGTG